GATGTATATCGGTGAGTATATCGACGGCAATGACTGGTCTACAGGTGACGTGGAGAGTGTGGTCACAGAGTATCCTGACCTTGACCTTGAATATGGTATCGGTGACCGCATGGCTGAGTGGGCAGAGGAGAATGAAGATGCTGCTGCATGAGTTCTATGGACAGGATGACTACCAAGACAGAAAGGCTATGGTTTTCAAAGAGCAAGACGGCTATCTTATCCTGATGCTTGAAGATAAAACCATCTGTGAAGAACGCACAATCACTGGACACAGTGAGGTGTACGCTGAGAATTGTGCAGAGAACTGGGTACTAGGAGTGATATGATGAAGACACTACGAGTTGAACTGACAGCGGATGAGATGGACACCCTTGCTCGTAAGGTTGAGCATTACTGGACGATGTTTCATCCGCTAGGGTATGACACCCGACTTGACAAACCCGCGTACTATGATAAGGATAGGAAGCTGTGGGTGGCCGTAATCACCCGCCTTGAATCCTGTGACTGAAAGGAGAAATGACATGACAAAGACAATCACATTTGAACTGAACGGCTACGAGATTGAACGTATGCGTAAGTCCATCAACGCCATAAAGGATTTCAACCGGTTGACAGACGAGAAGACTGATATCACTTACGATGTCATCCAGAACCTTGACTGCGTTGACCTGTTCCTTGGTCGCGTTATGGGCCTTGACCAGCCGCAGTGTGAACACGGCAGCAGGAACCAGTACGCTGACTATCAGTGGATTGAGGAGGACGCTGACTAATGTTTGCAGAAGCACTTGTGTGCCTTGCACTCAACGTGTACCACGAGGCACGTGACCAGCCCTTTATTGGGCAGGTTGCGGTGGCTCAAGTGGTCATGAACAGGGTGCGGGATGACAGATACCCAGACAACGTATGTGATGTGGTCAAGCAAGGCCCGACATACTCATGGAAGCAAGACTTCCCTGTACGTCACCGCTGTCAGTTTAGCTGGTACTGTGACGGTAAGTCAGATAAGACACGCGACACTGCCGCATGGGAACAAGCCCTTGTGATTGCACAGGGCGTACATACTGGCAACCTTGATGACTTTGTTGAGGGTGCTACACACTACCACGCAACCTATGTCCTGCCTGAGTGGGCAGATAGCAAGACGCCTGTCGTACAGATAGGTGACCACATGTTCTATCGCTGGGATTAGTGCTTGACTGTGCGTATCCTTTGTGATACAACATAATCCTCAGTTGCCAAATGAAAGGAGACAACTATGCCATTTGATTCACCTATCCTTACAGCAGAGGAACTGCTGCCAGAAAACCTGAACTTCCCTGTGGAGTTTGAGCCTACCAAAGTATCTGACAAGAAGTATGTCATCAACGGCAAGACAGGCGACTACCTTGGTGTGGTTGGTGACACGTTCACCTGTGCTGACCATAGTGACTTCTTCGTACGTGTTCATGACGCTATCACGGAGAACCTTGGCGAAGCTGAGTGCGAGAGCATGAACTTCCGCTGGAAGGTTGCACGTAATAATGCTTGGGCCATGATGGACATGTCCCTGCCAGAAGTGACTGCACGTATTGAGTCAGACAAGCACACGACTACGATTGCACAGCGTATCATTGCCCTGCATGGCATAGATGGTAGCTGCTCCAATCAAGTCTACTTTGGTGCCATCGACTTCTTCTGCACCAACGGTATGATTGTCGGTGAGTATGACGACATCCGCAGGAAGAACACCAGCGGGTTTGACATGGACAAGTTCATCAAGGAACTGAATGGTTCGACACAGGCTTTCTATGCACAGTCAGAGAGGCTGCAACAGTTCGCAACCAAGACACTGTATGTCGGTGATGTGAAAGCCATGCTTGAGTCCCTGCTCAAGTCAAACCGTAATGCAGAGAAGATGCTTAACCTGTACCAGCAGGAAGCTGCTGTTCGTGGGCAGAATGCTTGGGCATTGTACAGTGCCTTCACAAACTATGCCACCTATGCTGATGAGCGTAATGGTTTCGGGCTGCGTAACACTGGCAAGGATACCAACGCCATCACGATGTTCCGTCGTGAAAATCAGGCGGCGCAGTGGGTGAACAGCACAGAGTTCAAGGAGTTACTGGCAGCATGAGTAATACAGATGATATGAAATACCCTACGTTGTGGTCTTGTATCTGGTACAAGGAAGGCGGTAAACCTTTCTCTAGGCAAGAAATCCTTGAGCATGTGGAGCAGCACCTTGATGACTACCACCCAGACTCAAAGTTCAGATGGTGGTTCTTCTGGTTATATCTCGATATATGGGACTTTTTCATGTGCCTAGACTTGATTAAGATGGGCAAAGGCCCATACAAAAGCCTACATTCAGACGTAAGATGGGGGTATTGGGAATACGTGTTTGTGTTTGGGCTACGGAATCCCATTATTCGTATGTGCTGGTCTGTGCTTGATTTCATCAAGTATAAAGTGTTGCGTATGCAATACGTAGACCCTCATCTTGGTTGCTACAGTTATCCAAATTGTGACGAGTCACCAATGGGGTGTCGTCATGTGATGGGCGACGAGGCGGAACCATATGGACACAGAGACTAGGAGAAACACATGAAGACAGTTGAAGATTTAGTATTGACATACTATTCTTCCAACGATTTCAGTATGTTGAGGGACAAGACTAAGAAGGACTATCAATACTTCCTCAACATACTGGTCGGTGAGTTTGGGTCTGTCGAGTATGACAAGTTGTCGAGCAAGCGAGCCAAACACGCATATGAAGAATGGGTGAAGCGCGGCATCACGTTTGCCAATCACGTATGCACTGTGTCATCGTTGCTGTATCGCTACGCTATTGACATGGAGTATGCAATGGTCAATCCGTTTGCCAACATCAAACGCAAGACTGCACCACAACGTAAGGTGGTGTGGACAGAAGACAACGTGCGTCAATTTCTTGACACTGCCTATGGGCAGTTTGAGTGGCGCAGCATTGGCCTGATTGTTCACATGGCATACGAGTGGTGCCAGCGATTAGGCGACATGCGTCTGCTGCAATGGGACAACCTCGACATGGATGACAGGAAGCTGTACCTTGAGCAGAGCAAGCGTAGGGCAGAAGTATGTCTGCCAATCGAAGATGACCTGTACGAGATGCTTGTACAGCAGCAGGAAGACTTCGGCTTTCAAGCCTTCGTGGCACCTCGTGTGCTGCCTGTAGGGGGTGAGTACCACCCATACAGCCTAGAGCGTTTCAGCAAGGCAGGACGGGCCGTTATGAGGGAAGCTAATCTGCCGGAAGAGTTACGACTGATGGACTTGCGCAGGACAGGCACGACACAGATGGTCGAGGCCGGGGTACCTATGGGACAAATCATGTCGGTAACAGGACACAGTAACCCGCAGTCGGTGAAACCGTACATGAAGAATACGTATGCTAGTGCAAATAGTGCATTGACAGCACGTAAATCACATGGTAAAAGCACCTAACTGCCGCAAAGGAAAGTGATATATACATGGATAATATATATAACATTGTAAGTGATATGGATGTACCTGTGGGTATGACCAAGCGTGTTGCTTGTCCTAACTGTGGTCAAAAGACATTCACAGTGACGAACAACATGGGTTCGCTTGTATGGAATTGCTACCGTGCATCCTGTGGCGTAAAGGGCGGGACACGTGTCCGTATGAGTGCCGATGACATTCGTGCTGGCTTTGCTGGTGCCGATGACTTCGCCAAGCAGGACACGTTCAAGCTGCCTGACTACATTGTGCCGCACAACTATGACATTGCAGAGATTGCTATGGAGTTGTACGGACTGGATGCACAAGAACTTGGCCTGATGCACGATGTGAAGGACAACCGCATGGTGTTCCCCATCGTACATGACGGCAAGGTTGTGGACGCTACAGGCCGGTCACTTGGCAAACGACTACCCAAGTGGAGGCGGTACGGAAAAAGTGGCTTGCCATATGTCTCAGGACATGGTAAAGTCGCCGTTGTTGTTGAGGACTGCTTGAGTGCAGCCGTTGTTGGTTACGGCACCTTTGTCGGGGTTGCGCTTCTAGGCACGTCTTTGCAAGAGTCGCATAAAAGGTATCTCTCGCAGTTCTCAGCAGCCATCATTGCGCTAGACCCCGATGCGCTACCAAAGACCTTGCAGATGGCAAAGGAACTAAGAGGACATGTCAACGATGTTCGTGTCCTTAGACTAACCGACGACTTGAAATATCGTAACCCGACAGATATGGAGAACCTTCATGGAATTATCAATCATTAGAAGCCTGATGGACAAGTCATTCTACGATGACCATCGTGGCTCAAAATGTCCGCAGCGTCTGTTCAGTAAGGACGTGCGGAAGATTAAGCAGTCGATTGACACTGCTATGGACAGGTATGAGCGTAGCGTTACGCCAGATGAAATCGAAGCCTTGTTCATGTCGGACAACCCGACACTGACTACTGCGCAGAAGCAAGCATACACCAGCCTCTTCTCGCAGATTAAGCGTGAAGAGCCTATGGGCAGCGACGTGGCACAGGAAGTGCTGTCCAAGCTGTTCCAGCAGGTAGTGGGTGAGGACGTAGCAAACATTGGCTTTGATATGGTCAATGGTGATGCGGCCAGCCTTGAGTCACTACGCAACCTGCTTGAGCGTTACGGTGATGACTTCATTCCCAATCTCAATATTGAGTGGGATGACATCAGCATTGAGACCCTTATGGCGAAGGCCGAACTGGAAGCACGTTGGACGTTCAACATCCCAAGTGTGACACGTAAGGTCGAGGGCGTGTCTGGTGGTCAGCTTATTGAAGTAGGCGCACGGCCTAACACCGGCAAGACATCCTTCCACGCCAGCTTGATTGCTGCACCGGGTGGCTTTGCCCATCAGGGTGCCAAGTGCATCATCTTGTGTAACGAGGAACCTACACACCGTGTTGGTGCCAGATACTTGACTGCTGCCGCTGGCATGACAGCCCGCGAGGTGCGGGACAACATGTCAAAGGCACAAGCACTGTATCAGCCCGTGATGAACAACATCAAGATTAAGGAAGCAGGTGGCAGGGACATGGCGTGGGTAGAGTCTGTGTGCAAGTCGTATCAGCCCGATGTCCTTGTCCTTGACATGGGTGACAAGTTCGGCGTACAAGGCTCCTTTGCTCGACAGGACGAGGCACTCAAGGCGTGTGCCATCTATGCACGTCAGATTGCCAAGCAGTACGACTGTGCCGTGTTCTACATGTCTCAGCTATCAGCAGAGGCAGAGGGCCGCGCACAGTTGAACCAGAGCATGATGGAAGGTAGCCGTACTGGTAAGGCTGCAGAAGCGGACCTGATGATACTGATTGGTAAGTCACCAACAGTTGAGGGTCAGGAAGAAGACAGTCCGCTGCGTCATATCAACATCGTCAAGAACAAGTTGAATGGCTGGCATGGTATGGTAAACTGTGAACTCAACTACCAGACAGCGAGGTACGAAGGATGAAGCTAACACTTGATGTAGAGAATACTGTCACCAAGCGTGATGGTAAGATGCACCTCGACCCATTCGAGCCAGAGAATACACTGGTCATGGTGGGTGTATTGACTGACCAAGGGCAAGAGGACATTATCACCTTTGACCACAGCGAACGTCCTCCTATGGCTGGTGCTGACACAATCCTGCAGCAATACCTTGATGATGCTACTGTGCTGGTTATGCACAACGCAGCACATGACTTGCTGTGGCTGTGGGAGTCGGGCTTCAAGTATGACGGCCCTGTGTTCGACACGATGCTTGCTGAGTATGTCATGCAGCGTGGGCAGAAGGAGCCGCTGTCTCTTGAGGCTTGTGCAGAACGCTACGAGTTGGACACCAAGAAGCAGGACACACTGAAGGAATACTTCAGCAAAGGGTATAGCACTCGTGATATCCCACATGAGGAACTGTCAGAGTACCTATCGGCTGACCTTCATGCTACGCAGCAGCTTTCTGACAGGCTGGTTTACCGCCTGAACACTAAGGCTGACAGTGGATTACGTGGCACTGTTGACCTGACCAATCAGGTGGCTGTGTGTCTCGCTCGTATCTATCAGCGGGGCTTTGCCGTAGACTTGACTGTGTTGGAAGATGTGCGTGAAGAGTTTGAGCAGGAACGTGACCAGCTTACGGCTGACCTGCAAGCACACGTCCGTCAACTGATGGGTGACACACCTATCAACTTGAACAGCCCGGAGCAACTGTCGTGGGTTGTGTACAGTCGTAAGGTGCTGGACAAGCAGTATTGGGGCAACGCCATTGACCCATACATGAATGACGCAGACTTCCGCAGCCTCATGGCGGGTGGTACAGAACGTCTGCACAAGACAAAGGCAACACAGTGCCGTGAGTGTGGCGGCTCTGGCCAGATACGAAAGGTAAAGAAAGATGGGACACCATTTGCCCGAACTAATAAGTGTTCATCATGTGGTGGGGCTGGCTATCATCTTGTGGCTGGTAAAGAGTTGGCTGGACTAAAGTTCAAGCCACCATCAGCTAAGTGGGCCAGTGCCAATGGGTTCAGCACAAGCAAGCAGAACCTTGAGACACTAGAGAAGGCAGCACGTGTCAAGGGACTGACAGATGCCGTTGACTTCCTGTCAAAAGTCAGACGCTTGTCCGCTGTTGATACCTACCTGTCCTCTTTTGTCGATGGCATTCGTATTCACACTAAGCAGGACGGTAAGCTGCATGTCCGTCTGCTACAGCACCGCACTTCTACTGGCAGGTTCAGTGGTGCTGACCCTAACATGCAGAACATGCCACGCGGCGGCACATTCCCTGTCAAGAAGGTGTTCGTGTCACGCTTTTACGGTGGCAAGATTATGGAGGCAGACTTCGCACAGCTTGAGTTCCGTGCTGCTGCCTATCTCTCACAGGATGGAGTTGCAATTGAGGAAGTGTCTACTGGATTTGATGTACACTCATACACCGCTAAGGTTATTACCGATGCTGGTCAGTCTACGGACAGACAGACTGCGAAGGCGCATACATTCGCGCCGCTTTATGGAGCAACGGGCTTCGGTAGAACCGCAGCGGAGGCAGAATACTACACGCACTTCACGGAGAAGTACCAAGGTATCGGGGATTGGCATTCCCGACTGGCTAAAGAGGCTATAGCTACAGGTAAGATTACCACGCCCTCTGGTCGTGAGTTCGCCTTCCCTGACGTGAAGCGTAACGCAAGAGGTCGTGTGTCCAATTTCACACAGATAAAGAACTATCCTGTGCAGTCATTCGCTACTGCGGACATCGTTCCGATTGCGTTGCTGCACATTGATAAACTGCTTGACGGTATGCGGTCATGTGTGGTAAACACTGTTCATGACTCAATCGTCATTGACATTCACCCGGATGAAGAAAGGAGAGTTATCGACATAATACACCAGACTAACAAGGAGTTGCCTGACTTGATTACTATACGTTGGGGATTAGTATTCAATGTTCCACTAGAACTTGAGGCAAAAATTGGCCCCAACTGGCTTGACACCAAAGATGTGTCGTGATATAACTATGGATTCTAACTCGAAAGAAGGAGTATAAAACACATGGAACTGACAACTATTGACACTAACAACTACGCCGCAATGGCCAAGGCTATGGGCATTGCAAATGAGACTGCAAGTGAGCGTAAGCAAGCCAGCACTCTCGCTCGTCTACGTATCAATCACTCACCTATCATGGGTGAGGCAGAGGTGAACGGCAAGACCGTAAACATGGAAGTAATCAACGGCGGTACCTACAAGCTGGAAGTGCCTGATGGACCGACGTACTATGCAGAGTCTGTGAAGATTAGACCGTATCTACAACGCTTCATGTACAAGCGTTTTGTCCGTGGTATGGGCGACCAGCCCAATCGCTATGTCAAGACTGTCATGGCTGACAACTTGAACATTGACCTCAAGGATAATGATGGTGGGTTCAACTGCGGTAAACCTGCTGGCTATATCCAAGACTTCAAGGCTCTTCCTGAGAAGACGCAGGAACTTATCAAGCAGATTAAGCGTGTTCGTGTGGTACTTGGCACAGTCGAACTGGTCAATGCCACAGATGCTTCTGGCAATCCTGTGGATGTGGATGAGACTCCATTCATCTGGGAAATAGACAATCGTGATGCCTTCAAGAATGTGGGTGGTGCGTTTACGCAGCTTGCTAAGATGAAGCGTCTGCCTGTGCAGCATCTTATCACTGCCAACACAGAGGAACGCAAGATTCCTACAGGAGCAGTGTTCTACCTGCCGGTTGTGTCCCTTGATGTGACCAAGACCCTTGACCTTACGGATAAGGAACAGGGTATGTTCGGTGACTTTATGCAGTGGGTCAACAACTACAACGAGTACATCATCAATGCGTGGGCAACGAAAGCGAACTCCCACGACGACGAAGACGATGAGGCCATCGTGGATGGTATTGTTGACATTGAAGTAGAAGAGGTAGCGTAATGAACCACCCTGCTGAACTGGCGTTGCATCAATACATGGAGAATGCGGCTAATGGTAAGTCCACAATGTCTGCGGAGACCATCCAGCAAGTAGGTCTTGATGTCATGGGTGCGCTTGGACGCCAGTTTGGTGGGGGCAACAAGCGTGACAAGTTTGGTCTGCGTATGTCAAACGTAGGTAGGCCAACCTGTCAGCTTTGGTTTGAGAAGAACAAGCCAGAGGAAGCATTGCCCCTGCCAACAACATTCGTAATGAACATGATGCTTGGAGACATCGTTGAAGCTGTCTTCAAGGGACTACTCAAGGAAGCAGGAGTACAGTATGAAGATGATGCGAAAGTTACACTCAACCTTGATGATGATACATCCATCACTGGCACCTATGATATTGTTATTGACGGTGCTGTTGACGATGTTAAGTCAGCATCTAATTGGTCGTATACTAACAAGTTTGAGTCTTTCGACACACTAAAGAAAGGAGATGCCTTCGGGTATGTGGCGCAGCTTGCTGGCTATGCCAAGGCGTCAGGTAAACGTGCCGGTGGATGGTGGGTTGTGAACAAAGCCAATGGCGAGTTCAAGTACGTGCCAGCTACAGGTCTTGACGTAGACGCAGAAGTCAGTAAGATTAAGGAGACGGCAGATACTGTTGAGGCAAACGAGTTCAAGCGTTGCTTCGAGCCTGTACCGGAAACATTCCGGGGCAAGCCTACCGGTAACACTATGCTGGGTACGGAGTGTGGCTTCTGTCGTTACAAGTACTCGTGCTGGCCTGATATACAGGAACGACCGGCAGTCATGTCACAGGCCAAGCAGCCTAAGACAGTAGCCTATGTGAGTTTGGCGGACGAATATGCCTAACGCAAAGCAATTTCGTGCAGCACGGAAGTATGGATATAGGAGTGGGCTTGAACACAAGCTGTCCCTTTATCTTGATGAACTCAATGTCAAGTACGACTACGAGAAAGTTAAGATTGAATGGGAAGACCTTGCATACCGCACCTATACCCCAGACTTCGTGCTGGACAACGGTATCATCATTGAGACGAAGGGCATGTTCACGGCGGCTGACAGGCGCAAGCATCTGGCAATCAAGAAGCAGCACCCAGCACTTGACATTCGCTTTGTGTTCGAGAATAGTAGGAGGAAGCTACGCAAGGGTGCCAAGTCAACTTACGGTGAATGGTGCATCAAGTACGGGTTTAGATACTATGACCGCATCATTCCCGAAGACTGGCTCAAAGAAAAGGGAAAGAACACGCACCCTAAGTTTATCAAGTTTAACGGAACCAAAGTGAAAAGGAGATAGGTATGTCAGATTATGTGAGTTTACAAGACGAGGACTTTATCATCCGTGTACGACCAAGCGTAGGTGATGGTGGCATGTGGACAGGAGAGGTTGATATTGCAATTATTGCACAGCCAGATAATCCGCTTGATGATGAAGGCTATAGCCAACTTATGCACTTCTGCAAGATGATATGTTCTACTGTACCTATCATGGAACAAGACGAGACTATTCGTAATCTTGTGCATACATATGTCATGGAAGTTGTTGACAACGAGGAGGGTTTTGATGTAGAACTAGAGCAGGAGTTGGGTGTTGAGAAAGAGTATGACGGTAACGTCGTTCACCTGACATTCAACAGCAAGACAGGAGGTTCAGCATGAGACACGAGGATTACATGAAGATGCGTATGATGGAGGAAATCAATGGCACCGCTGACCGTATCAGCGACAAACTGGATATGGTCAACAGTCCTCCGCACTACAATCAAACAGGCATTGAGTGCATCGACGCGATTGAGGCAGCTACAGGTGATGGCTACGAGTATTACCTGCAGGGCAACATCATGAAGTACGTGTGGCGGTATCGTTACAAGAATGGTACAGAAGACTTGAAGAAAGCACGGTGGTATCTCGACAAGCTGATTACGGAGGTTGAGGGTCTGTACAATGAGAGTTAAAGTCTACATCACCATTGATATTGACCCCGATGAATATCCAATCCCTGCTGATGAAGATGTCGGCGCAGAGATTGAGGATGGTATCCGCGAGTATTTCTACGACGTGGATGGAGCCGACATCAGACATATAAAAACACTAACGGAGTGACACAATGAACAATTATCTACCAACAGACTATCAGAACTTCATCGCCCTATCCCGGTATGCCCGATGGAAAGAAGATGAGCAGCGTCGTGAGACATGGGGCGAGACAGTCGCACGATACTTTGATTACATGGCACAGCATCTCAAGTCCAAGCACAAGTATGTCCTGTCGGATGAACTGCGCAGTGAACTTGAGGAGGCTGTGTTAAACCAAGACATCATGCCAAGCATGAGGGCGTTGATGACTGCTGGCCCTGCGCTAGACCGGTGCCACGTCGGCGGTTACAACTGCTCCTACGTACCTGTGGATAATCCTCGTGCCTTTGACGAGACGATGTACATCCTCATGTGTGGCACTGGTGTAGGCTTCTCCGTGGAACGTCATCACACGGATAAGCTGCCAATCGTCAACGAAGATATGCACAGTACAGATACTGTTATCAAGGTTGGCGATTCTCGTCCGGGCTGGGCCAAGTCTCTGCGTGAACTCGTGTCACTCCTGTACGCAGGGCAAATACCGCAATGGGACATGTCAGAGGTTCGTCCTGCTGGCGCAC